TTTGATGAAGCTACTACTTTTGCCAGGGTCAATGACGATGGTTTAATTGAAATAGTAGACGAGACCACGGGCCAGGTTTTAGCTATACAAGAGTCTTACAAAGATCTTTTCACTAACTCCCGTGACCAGCTTATAAAACACGAAATGCCGGACGGTAAAATTTTATATATCGAAAAAGGCGTGTCGCTTGATAGAATAAAAAGCACCAGAGGTGCCACATATTCCACTACGCTTGCGTTTTTGGTTTGTCAGAAAATTACAGAAGGCGATTCTTTTAAAAAAATATGCGCTGATCCCTTAATGCCTTCTTATTACACTTTGTGTATCTGGCGCACTAAGAACTCTGAATTCAGGGACATGCTTAAACAAGCCCGTCTTGATCGCGCAGATATGTTCAGGGATAAATTTATAGAAACTGCAGAAGAAGAGGTGCCAAAAGACGAGGCTCACTTACAGAAGGCTAAAATGGATGCATATAAATGGAGTGCTGAAAAGGATAACGCAGAGGTCTACGGCAATAAAACAAAAGTTGTGGGTGACAGCAATGCTCCGTTAAGATTAATAGTAGAAACAGGTGTACCCATTTTTGAAGTAGAAAAAGAAAAAGATGTTACGCCTGAATTAACTGACCAACAAGACGCAACTAAGGTAGAAACAACAGGGGAAATAGATGTCAGTAGAGAGAAATCAACCATTCACCCATCTGGATCCGCAGCCGATTCTGTCCTCGGCGGGAGTTCCACAAAGGGTAGTGACGACTGATTTATTTGTAAGGGCTTTTAGTTTGAGGCCTGATCCTTCAAACGCTAACTTAAGTGTGGGCGTTGCTGATACGGAGGTAAATGCTGGCAGCACGAACCGCACGAACGTGACTATCATTGATCAGATGATTCAAGAAGTAGATAATTTTGCTAACATTGATAATTACATTAATTTAAAAAACATTTGGTGGGTATCTGCAAGTCAGAACGATAAACTCATCGTTGATTTCCACAAGCCTGAGCAGAGAAAAGACACGGGGATTGCGGGATGAAAAAAGTAATCCCTACTCTTGGTCCTATTCTAAAAAAAGACGCCTCAGGGGACCCGGTTCTTCCTTTTATACTTCCTCCTCACCAAACAATAGATGAAGTCGCTTTACTTAAAAGAGTAGAAATTGTTAGCGCTTCACTGATCTTTACTGGTTATTCAAATGATTTAACAGCATTAACAAGTGAGGCAAAGTGGTTAATAAAAAGAATTTCCACTATTGGCGGAGAGGTGGTAACCGAGTGGGCATCTGCTGATTTCGATCAAATTTGGGACGATAGGGTAAGTTTATTTCCTACAATTACTTTTGATAATTTTCTTTCTATAGTTTTTGACGGTATAGATGACTTTATTTCTTTTGGTGATGTTACGGCTTTTAGTTTTGCTGAAACGGATGCTTTTAGTTTAAGTACATGGGCTAAATCTACTGTTTCCGGCGGTAAGTTTATAGAGAAGAAAGATGGCCATGGGTATAAATGGGAAGGCACAGGAGCTGGGGATTTTAAGTTAGAATTAAAAGATTCTGCAAATGATCAAATAAAAGTTAAGGCAACGGTAAAACCTCCAGAGTTGGAAGATGGTGACTGGCATTATTATACTGTCACTTATGATGGGTCTAACTTAGCTGCAGGAATTACTATGTATATTGACGGATCAAGCATAGCTTTAACTGTGGAAAGAGATGAGGGCCTTATTGATATGGCTAATACAGGCTCTTTTAATATCGGAGCTGACAGTAACGGTAATGGTAATTTTGAGGGTAATTTAGATGAAGTTTCGGTTTGGGATAAGGAATTAAGTGCGGCTGAGGTGACTGAAATTTATAACAGCGGTGATCCTGCTGACTTACTACTTCATTCGGCTGAAACTAATTTAGTTTCATGGTGGAGAATGGGCGACGGTGATGTGCTTTTCTTTCCTGCAGTAAGAGATCAAAAAAACACAAATGATGGTACGATGATAAATATGAACTCCGGAGATATAGTGGAGGATGTACCTTGATAGAAAAACTAATAACATTTTTATTAAAAACAATAAGAACGGACTCTCGCGGGAAGCCATCGATTCAAGTTATTGAAGGTGTAGATAATACCGGAAGGACTGAGGCGTTTACTGGGACTGCCACAACTACTGTTCAGAGCATTCCTTTGGTTGCGGGCGAGGTTATCTCAAGTTTTGTATTTGCTGTTGACGGCAAGAATGTTAAAATCTCTGCAGATGATGAACTTAGTTTCTTTAACGTTCCAGATAAAGGTATGGGTTCAAAAGATGTAAAAGGTGGGATTAAGCAGTTACAAGTTAAGACATCTTCTGGTTCGACAGACTTTGATTTGTGGGTAGACTTTAAGGAACAACCGTGAATTATCTAACGGCAGGCCCTAATGGATTAGCTACGAGTAGTTTAGAGTCTATGACTTTATTTATAACGGCTGCAAGATCTGATACTTTAATAACTGATTTTACGTTAACGCCTGAGGCTGGGACGTATTTTATCTGGGCTAACTTAAACTTTCAATTGGTAGGAAACGGCTCTGTTGTAGAATATCTTTTTTATAAAGATGGTTCGATGATTTCTGCTTCTCGTAGAACTTTAATTTCGCAACAATCTAATTATCTTATGTCGGGCGATTTATTAACTGTAGTTACGGTTGACGGAACAGAGGCTATTGATGTGAGATGTTTTGCAACGTTTAGTAATTTACTAGTTCTTGGTAGGTCAATGGTTTTACTTAAAGTAGCTGATTAAGGAATTTATGGAAGAGCAGAGAATATCAACAGGGTATAACCCTAGGCCTTTACAGTATGAGCTTCATAAAAATTTAAAACGCTTTAGCGTTTTAGTTTGCCATCGTCGTTTTGGTAAAACAGTTTTCTCGCTTAACCATATGCTTGCACACGGACTTAGAAACCAAAAAGACCACCCACAATATGCTTATATAGCTCCGAACTATGGTCAGGCGAAACGTGTTGCTTGGGATATGCTAAAAGGTTTTGCTAAAAACTTTCCTGGCGTTCGGACTCACGAACAAGATTTAAGACTTGAAATTCCTAGGCCTGATAAAGATGATTTTGTAAGGATCATGCTTTTGGGCGCAGAAAATCCTGGGAGTTTAAAAGGTTTATATTTAGATGGAGTAATCTTAGATGAGTACGCGGAGTGTGACCCTATAGTTTGGGGAGAGGCTGTGAGGCCTGCTTTATCTGATAGAAGGGGCTGGGCTATATTTATTGGAACTCCTAAAGGCCAGAACCATTTCTTTGATGTCCATCAATTGGCTTTAAAGCTTTCTGACAAGGGCTGGTATCAAGTTATTTATAAAGCTTCCGAAACTAATATTTTACCTGCTGATGAGCTTCAGGCTTTAAAAGATGAAATGAGTAAAGAGGCTTATGAACAAGAAATGGAGTGTTCATTTGCTGCAGCTTTAGTTGGCGCTTACTATGGAACTTATCTTGAAGAAGCAGAAGAAGCTGGAAGAATAATGGATGTTCCTCATGACCCGGCACTTCCTGTTGATACGTTTTGGGATTTAGGAATGAACGATACAACTGTAATTTGGTTTTTGCAGCAGATAGGAACTCAGTATCGTTTGATTGATTACATTGAAAATTCAGGTGAAGGACTTCCTTGGTACGCGAGGGAATTAAAAAAAGATCATCGGATGAAATACAATTACCGTGATGACTACATGCCTCACGATGCGAAAGTTAGAGATTTGGGCAGCGGCGTGTCACGACAACAAACATGGCGAGATCTAACAGGAAGGTTTCCTAGGGTTTTAGACAAGACAAATTTATCTGATGGAATTGAGGCGTCAAGACTTTTGCTTCCCAAATGCTGGTTTGATAGGGTAAAATGCGAGAGAGGTCTAAAAGCTTTAAGAAACTATCAAAAGAAGTTCGATGCAAAGAACAGAATTTGGAGTTCAAAGCCGTTGCATAACTGGGCATCTAATGGTGCTGATGCATTTAGGACTCTTGCTATGGGCAATAGGCCTGAGGCTAGGAGGAAGAATCCTTCTGACATTCAGGCTTATGCTGATAATGACTATAATATTTTTGGAGGGTAATTACTAATGAGCTCATCAGGACCGCTGGATCCGACAAAAACGGCAGAAGGACAAAGATTAAAAGATTTAGAAGCAGGCTCTAAACAAAGAAAAGAGTTATTAGGCCAGGTGGGCTCTGATGAAACGTTAAGTGATGTTACTAAAAAAGAACTTGAAACTCAGCTTCGTGGAGATGTTGGGACTAAGGATGTTTCAGCAGCGAGTGATATTTTCAAAAGAGCAAAAGAAGGTCTTGAAGGGAAATTTAAATCAAGACAATTTCAGAAGCAACAAAGATCTGTCTTGTCTGATAGACCGGGTAGAAAACAAACAGTTTTATCAAGGTAGTTAAATGGCTAGAAAAGCAGAAGATGTAATTGCTAAAGTAGACTTTTTAAAAGGTCAGCGTGGTAATTGGGAAACTCATTGGCAGGAATTGGCTGACTTTATTTTACCCAGTAAAAATAATATAATTAGGTCGAGAGTTCCTGGTGAGAAAAACAACCAATTTCTTTTAGACAACACGGCTCTTCAATCTAATGTGCTCCTCGCTGGATTTTTACATGGTTTATTAACGAATCCTAATTCACAGTTTTTTGAACTTACAACTGGCGATCCTGAAATTGACGATAAAGATAATGTAAGAAAATGGCTTCAGAAAACATCAAGAAAAATGCTGAATGTTTTAAATAACTCTAATTTCCAAACTGAAATTCATGAACTTTATATTGATTTAGGTTGTTTCGGCACGGGAACTTTATCTATTGAAGAAGATGATGAAACTGTTGTGAGGTTTGCTTCTAGGCATATTCAAAATATCTTCGTTGAAGAAAATAATAAGGGTTCAATTGATACAGTTTATAGAGCGTTTAAGTGGAACATTAACCAAATACTCCAAGAATTTGGAATGGATGTTGTAAAAAAGCATGAGGTTTTAAGGAAAGCTCTTGAGATGAGTTCAAATGATATGTTTGAATTAATTCACGCTGTCTATCCAAAAGATCTTCGGGACAAAGGCTTCCCTAAAGGTGTTCCGATTGTTTCTCAGCATATTTTAAGAGCGCAAAAAGTTGATTTAAGAATTAAAGGTTTTGAAGAATTTCCTTTTGTGGTTCCTC